AAATTTTGAAACTGCTAGTAGAAATGGAGAGCCATTTCGGGATATGTGCATTAAAAGAAAAGCACTTCCAAATGGTTTTATGCGATTTTGCACAGGGGAGTTAAAAATTGATGTTGTTCATAAATACATAAAAGACGCAGGAATTGGGACTGATGACAATCCCTGTTGTCAAATGGTTGGTATTCGGTCGGATGAGCAGCGAAGAGTTGTAAAAATGAGGGGGAAAAGTGGTGCTGACCATAAAAAAAATTGGATTGGTGATTTTTTAGTTCCTCTTGCTGATGCTGGAGTTGTTTCCACACATATTGGAAATTTTTGGGAAAGTCAGTCGTTTAACTTGCAAACTCCCATGTATAACGGTAAAAGTTTTCATTCCAACTGCGATCTTTGTTTTCACAAGCCAGTGGCTCAAATTTTGTCGCTAATTCAAGAGAGTGGACAGCATGAAAACAGTTGAAGCATATCAAGCAAGTGACGGGCAAGTTTTTAAATCACTTACTGAGGCCAGAATGCATGAAGAAGCTCAAGCAATCATGCTGGAAATTGAAGCATTTTTTGCATCAGATGCTTGCGATTACAAAAGCAAACAACAAAAAACCATTATCAAAAAAGCAATACTTGCTTGGGCTTTTTGGAAGGCCGATGGAGGGATCAACCAATGAGTTATGCACAAGTTGAAATGGAAGTTATTAGGTGGGGCGAGGCTCGTCAGATTGTCCAGAACAGCAACCCTAGAGCGCAAGCAATCAAAACGCTAGAAGAAGTTGGCGAGTTGATGCAAGCGATTACAGACAATAACCGCGAAGCAATGATTGACGCATATGGTGATATTCTTGTTACCCTTGTGATGGGTTGCGCCACCGCTGATCTTGACCTTGTAAAGTGTTTTGCACACGCTTATGAGCAGATTAAAGACCGCAAGGGTTATCTATCGCCAGAAGGCATCTTTATTAAGGAGTCTTAATGATTTTTGACTTGACCACTTCTGCCCTTGACAGACAAGAATCAGGCAGCCACTACAAAGACAAAGGCATCCAGCCTATTGTTTACATTCATGCAAACAATCTTGGCTTTTGTGAAGGCAACGTCATTAAATACGTTACTCGGCACAAAGAAAAGAATGGCGCTGCCGACATACGCAAGGCCATTCATTACCTAGAATTGTTGCTTGAGTTGCAATATCAGGACAAGACTTCTAGCACATGATTGATGTGCTTGATCCTATCGTCTAGCCCAATAACACCGCCATTGATTTTCTTAGTCATGGCGGTGTAGTCTTTTGCATCTGCCTCTTTGTTTAGGCCACGCTTGTTCCAGAACCATCCAGCAGACAACGCTGCATATTTTGGCGACAACAACAGGTCAGGCGAGTGAATAAAGTCTTGAGACAAAGCATCACCGCATAAAGTGTAGTTGTCCTTGCCTGTCAATTGGATCAGCCCTCGGCCTTTGTATAGGCTTCCTTCACCAGTTTCCTCAGTGCCGTTCCCCATGCGGCCACCGTACACCTTGTTAGCAATCATGTCTGGATTGCGGTGATACGGCTGTGCGTCAGCGACTGTAGGGAAACGTGAAGGCCACACACGGCACAGACTTTCAGCAGAATAGTTCAAATTCTCTTGCAGGGTTTTAAAGTTGCCTGATTCGTGAGCGCATTGCCCGATAAACGCTGCCATACGCAATGGCGTATTGATGTCGTAGCGTTGCATAACTTCATTCAAAGGCTCAAGCCAATCTTCACCAATCTTCAGTTCTTTCAGTTGTTCAGCGGTAATCACTTTGCGTCCTTGTCCTTGTTTGTTTTGTTGCCCATGATTTTTGCGCCTTTAGCTCTGTTCTCCAGCCAAGGCAAAACCTGCAAGTTGTCTTGATGGTGTAAACCGCCTTTGCTGACGGGAATGATGTGATCTACTTCATGTTTAACGCCTGTAGCTTGCGTCAACCGTTTTGCCTCTTCATAAAACCAAATTATTTTTGCTTTATCTGCGTCTGGCGGTGTTAAACATTTAATTTTCCGAAGTCGAGCATAGGCTCTTGCTACGTAGCCTTGTTTGTTTCTTTGGTACTCTGCCCTTCGCAACTCGGGGCGTTCTGCGTAATACGCTTGCTTTCTAGCCTTAACTGCGGCAGCGTTTTGTTCACGATATTTTTTATCTGACGCAGATTTCATCAGCTTGTACGCAGGCGTCAACCGGCGGGCGGCATCCTTTGCCGCCAACTTTTCTTTGTTAACTTCGGCCCATTGTCGTTGGGCCACCGAGTATTTGGCACGCTTTTCTTTGCGCTGAACGTTAACACAATCGCGGCACCAGCTATGCAACCCATCTTTTGCCTTGCCATTTGTCGAAAAGCTAGTGTGCGGTTTTTGTTCGCCGCATTTTGAACATAATTTCACTTCTTCCCTCGTATTTCAGCAATCTTTTCGAGACTGCGCGAACCAAAATATGCCCCAAAAACCAGCATACCCCAATTCCCCAAAAGTTGGACGTATGACTCGTTGGCGTTATACCCAAACGCGGACATCATAGCGAAAGTAAAGTAACCCGTAAATATCGCAATCAAACTCATCGGGCGAATGTTCTTGGATAGCCAAGAGTCAGACCCCATATCTGCTTTTAATCGCTCTGTGAGGTTGTTTTGCTCAGTCTCAAATAGCTTGGTGTCGTTAGCCATCTTTGCCAGCTCACCGTCCTGCTGCATCTTCAGCAACTCAGCCTGAGCTTTTGCTTTGGCCTCTGGGTCAGGGATCAGCTTATCAATAAGTTGAGAGCCGACATTAAGTAGGGCTGTCAGTGGGAGCATCTTGCACCTCTTTTGGTTCTTGCTTAACAACAGCACTCACGGCACGTTTACCCATGATGCCGCCAATGCCGCCAACGATCAGCAGAACAATGTCGTTCAGCATCTTGGTGTAAGCCTGGTCAATCGGAGCCATCGCCTTAATCGGTTGCTCAACAAACGTCACTGAGTAGAGCAAAGCGCCAACAATGAATGACAGGATCAGAGTGACAGCAACAACCACAAAGGCCCATATCCTGACTTCAATAGCGTCTGCTGATAGACGTTCACTCGGCTGGTTTGACTTGTTCAATTTGTTTCTCCAAGACAGGCGCAATGATGTATTCAGGGCAAGTTTGCGAAAATTGGCAAATCGGCTTTTGACAAAACTCTTTATGGAAGTTCTGCGGGTTTTGGCATTGGTATCTATAAGTAGGTTCACAGCCAGCCAGTAAAAACAGGATTAGAAAAAGTCGCTTCATGGCTTCATCCCATACATGACGAGGTAGACACCAAAGCCAACAAGCAAGAATATGACAACGATGCCACCAACAACAATCAAGATTTCAACAAGCTCTTCACGTTCTTGCTTGGCTCGTAAAGCACGGTCACGGGCAAGCTGTGCATCAATTTTGTCTTGCTTGTCCATCTCAGCCACTCGGACCATGATGGAATTCCACACGTCCATGTTGTTGGGAAAGAACAATCCCTTAACTTGCTCTTCAAAGTCTCGCTGTGCTTTCAGGTCAAGCTCGATTTGAACAGCTTGGCCCATGTTAGAGCCACCCTTTTTCTTGGCATCCTTCAGGGCTTTGGTGACTTCATGCTTTTGCTCAAAGTACTTACCTAACAAAGGACCAAGGCTGCGAACATCGTCCGCTGTTTTAGAGGCTTGCTTTATCAGAGAAACCGTTTTCTGGACAGCGGCCATTGCTGTCAGGGCCATCGTGATCGGTTCCATTACTTCAGCACCTCAATAAATACTTTGGCGCACCAAACGATGAGGCCAACAACAAGGGCCGCAGCGGTGAAACTAACGACCCAATCTTTCATGTCTTGTCGGCTTTACCGTCTAGCTTGTCAAAGATTTGCTTGAGGATTGCTTTGACCTCTGCAATGTCTGAACGATAGTCATCCTTGGCAACATAAACATGCGGCAAGTCGTTAACCTTGTCTTCTAGCTTTTGAATCGTGCGAGTTAAGTTGTTGATGACATAGACCGCCAAGCCCCCTGCAACTGATACGACTAAGTTGAAAAGCTGTTGATTGTCCATGTCAAAACTCGGCTAGAAAAGGTGGTTTATTTTATGCTGACCAAGGTGTGCCGGTAGCCTTCTTAGGGGCTTTTTGTTCGGCAATGTTTGCGGCCAAAGCAGCATCAACAGCAGCCACGCCTTCAGCGCCCAAAGAGGCTTTGACCCACTCAACGACTTGGGCTTCTGTCAGCTCGTCATAGGGGATCAGGGTTTGACCGGGTTGCTCTGTGAAGCCCACTGTGGAGTAGGTCGAGGCGCTGTAGTCGCCATCGGTCTGTGATGCGGTCCAGTGCACGGTGACGACAAAGCCATCAGCGGTCAGGCGGTCCATGTTGGTGATTTTGAATGTGGTGGTCATGATGAGTCCTTTCGGGGGTTAAATGTTTGCGGCTGCAAGGCGAGCACGGAGCGATTTCACTTCGGCAATCAGGTTGGCGATGATTTCAGGACTGGAGTAGTCCATGCCTTGCATCTGTTCGCCGTCTTTTGTGCCTGTTGCCACGGGAGTGCGTGATGCTTCTTGTGCTTCGTGCGCGATCAAGCCAACAAACGTGGAGCCATCAGCCTTCCATGTGCCTTCAACAGGATTCAAGCTGTCGATGTATGCGCCGCTGTTGGTGATCGGGCCTGTGATGTTCTTCAGGCGGTAATCGGAGGAGGTGTTGTAGGCTGTGGAGGTTCCGTTGGTAAAAATTGTCCCAACAGCGCCGTTAGCATTTACAAAAGCAATATGCCCTTCGCTACCCGTAGTTGATCTTTGCGATTCAAACGTGTAAGAGGAAGCGCTAAAAGCCGTAATCATTGAGCCAAAGTTGGTGACGGTAGTCCCCACCAGCAACCGACCGCTGGAGTCGATACGGGCGCGTTCTGTGCCGTTTTGCAAAAACAAAATAGGCCAAGCCGCTCCAGTTGTATTGAGCCGTACAGTTCCATCTCCATTGACCCAACCAAAATTAGCTCCATTTCCAGAACCAGCTTGACCAACCTGAATTGTTGGCGAATCTCCTCTTACATCAAGCCTTACACCCGGACTTGTAGTCCCCACCCCCAAATTCCCACTCGCATCCAGCGTCATCGCCTGAGTAAAGCTAATAGCGTTACCTGCTGTGCCGGAGGGGGCGGTGAGCCAAGCGTGTTGGCCACTTGATTGTTCGTACCTAGTTGCCGCGCCAGTACCAGCGTAACGATACGCGCCGTTGTAGTACATGTTTGCTGACATGCGAATGTCAGTCACACCGCTCGACCAAATCGCACTGCCAGCGCTTGCGACTTCAAACGCCTTGAACCCACTCCAAGCACTCGGAGTAACCCCCAAGCCGAGGTTGCCGGAGGAGTCGAGGGTGGCCTTAACCGTATTGGCTGTTGCAAATGTTAATCCGCCACTGCTGAAGTCAAGATAAACAGACGAAGCGCCAATATATGACTTACCCGTTACCAGAGATTCGCCAGAAACGTGCAACTTATAAGCTGGAGAACTCGTCCCAATACCCAGACCTGTGCTGGTCAGGCGCATTTGTTCGGAGCCAGCAGTGCCAAACAGCATTGCAGCATTGCCCTTTAGGTACAAGTTTCCAGAAGTCACGCCGTTGAGCGCAGGAGACTCAAGGACGTAATCCCCGTTAGCGTTCATTGAATGAAGGCCGTATTGCGAAGACCCGTTGTAGTAAAGGCGAACAGATGGAGTTGTCGTGCTTGCTAAAGTTACAGCAAATGAACTCCCATCAAACGTCAGCGCAGACCCAGTGGTCAGGACTTTGGAGCCGTTGAGGTAGGCCACGCCGTTGGCTGTGCCGCCATTGTGCGTAACAGTGGAGGAGGTTGTCAGCGTAGTGAAAGCACCAGCAGCCGCCGTAGTTGTACCAATAGGGCCGTTAAACGAGTCTCCAGCAGTTCCAGCTTGGAAGTCCTTGAGTTGGGCCATCAACTCACGGATAGCATCGTTGATGCCACTAGGCGCGCAACCTTCTGCCAAATTAATTCCATCAATATCCGTATTATTTGCCGGAATGGATGAAAATTCTGAAATCTTAACTTTTGCCATTGATAGCTCCTTGAACTAGGGTTTACCCTGATTTTACGCCTTAGGCATTGACAGGGCAATTTGTTTGTGAAAGAATGTTGGAAGGCTTAGACCTTGGGTGTACCAGACCTTTAAAGTTCTAAGCCACTGGCTGCCCCTTGGATGTTCGCACTGGTACTGCGGATACCCAAGGGGTTTTTCTTTGGTGAACTCATGGAAATTACTCAACAATTTTTGCTTGAAGTCTTTGATTACCGAGAAGGTAATTTGTTTTGGAAAGTTGATCGTAGAGGCAACAAACTTCAAGGCAAGCAAGCCAACAGACTTAAAAAAAGCAACGGCTACCAGGAAGTGACTCTTAACAAAAAAAAGCTCTATGCTCATCGAGTCATTTTTATGATGATTCACGGTCGGTGGCCTGAACAGATAGATCATATTGATGGAAACAGATCAAACAATTTGATTGAAAATTTGCGTGAAGCCAACAACGCACAAAACAACAGGAACACAAGACTTAGATCAACAAACACAAGTGGATTCAAAGGTGTTGTGTATAACAAATTGAACAAGAATTACAACGCTTCAATCACAGTCAATTACAAGTCAATTCATCTTGGTTGTTTTGACACTCCTGAGGAAGCCCATGAGGCTTACAAAAAAGCCGCGCTAAAACTTCACGGCGATTTTGCAAGACTCTCATGATTATTGAATACCCATAAGATTGCGTTGCTGTTCTTCAAGATCTTGAATTGATAGCAATCCGCGCACAGTAGTTGCAGGAACAGCCCTGAATGGGCCACCAGATATTTGTGGTGTTTGCCCCATACGCATGATGTTTGCCAAGTCTTCTATGCTATTTCTACGCATATTTGTTGCTGCAATGCGTGAACCAGCAGCACCCAAAGCCATAGGAATACCAACAGCAGGAGCCATGACAGTTGCCCCGCCAGTAAACAATCCGCTTACTGGTCCTGTTGGGGCAAATCTACCAAAGAACTTCAGCATATTTTGCGCCGTTCCACCCTTAGCCGCTTTTTCAATCGCATCACGTTCATCTTTTGTGAACAAACGCATTTTTTTGTCGTTTTTAGCAAGTTGTCGCAATTGTTTTGCTAAAGAATTTTCTTCACCAGATTGCGTAAACTTGCTACGGTCCAATTTTGCCTCGGCAAGCATATCTTCAAATACTTCAGACTTTTTCATTCTTGAGTAAGCGTTGCGAGCCTCAGACCACAATTGACCAGCATTTTTCATATCACCAGAAACAATTGCTTCTTTTGGAACATTCATGAGGTAGTTGTCGTATTCATCGAGAAGAATTGAAGCAATACGCTTTTCTTCTGGATCAAGACTTTTTTGACCTGCACGAATCATTTTCCTCAAGGCTTGCAATTCAGTCCAATCTTTTGGCTGGGCAGTTGAAGTAAGTTCCTCAATAGCTCCAGAGATTTTTGGATACGCTTTTGGCGTATAGCCCTCATCGCGCAAACCTTTGGCAATTCCTTGCATAGACTGAACAAAATTGTCTGATTTAAGTTCAATGCCAGATTGCTGCAATTGAGCATAACGATCAGTTGCAATTTTGTCCAAAACCTCAGTGGATGATGCTTGCTGAGTTTGTGGACGCTTAACGCTTCCAGCAGCACCTGTTGCCAATGTAGTAGCAGCACCGTACAAAGGATTGCCAGTTGCCTCTGTTACTGTCTGACCAGCCATTACAGATGATGGAGCAACAACCGCCTGAGTCTTTGGCGCAATTGCAAGTTGTTCAGCGACATTACGAGTTACAGGTGAAGCTGCCGTTGTAGACGCTTTTATCAATGATGGGATAGTTCTAGCAACTCCAGTCATTGATTCAACACCAGAACTCAGGACGCGCTCAGTTGGACTTTGTGTTTCTGGAGCAGCAGGAACCCCGGCTCTTGTCATCAAGTTTTGAATTCCTTGAGATGCCGGAATCAATCGTTTGTCTGTAAATGGTGAAGCAATTAAGTTGATAAGAGAATTAACAGCATCAGCAGCAGGAACAGCCATAGAGCCAATAACCGCCCCCATAGGTCCGCCATACGAACCAATTTGAGCGCCAGCAAGTGTTGGGGCAGCGGCACGATAAGTAAGGCCAAGTCCGCGCTCAAATGACTCCATCAATGATGGCTTTGCTTGCGTGTCTTGTGTGGAAGCACCTTTTAATGCCATCAATCCAGCATCTGACAATTTTGTCAGATCACCAGACTTTAGCGCCATCAAATCATCATCAGACAGTTTAGTTAAGTCCATTACCGATTTACCTTTCTGCGCTCAATTTCCGCATCAATGGCACTAGCCGATGGCAGTCCAACAGGAGTTGCAGGTTTTGGAATTGGCGCTGTAACTTGACTAACAGCACGACCAGAAGCAACTTCAGCAGATTTCAATAAGTTCATCAAACGAGCTTGTTTTGTTTTTACTGTCTCTGGCTCATCTCCAACTTGTGGGAAGTATGATTTTTTATATCCTGCCAACTGTTCTCGGCTATAAGCCGCGCCAGTACCCAATGTCAATGCAGCATCAAGCACATCTTCTTGCGCAGCTTCAACAACTTGACGTTGAGCAGAATTTAACTTGTTTGGCAAAAAGTCTGTACGAGATACAAAACGCGCAATTTCTGCGGCAGTATTTGGCATTGCAGCATTTGGATCAAGTCCAATTGCTTCATTCATTTGACCAACACTGAAATTCAAACGGCTTGCAAGAGTTGCAGCTTTGCGCTCACCTTCTCCAGGCATATTGACGTTTGTTACTGGGCGCTTGTTTTCTTGCAAAGCAAGATAGGCCTTTTGTTCTGTTGGCGACAGTTTTGCAAAGTCTTGAAATTCCTTAATTGAGCCAGATGGAGCATCAGGCGCCGTATAAAGAACCTGCATATTGTCTTTGTCAAGAACAACATTGCCAACAGTCACTGTGTCGCGTTTCTTTGTTCCGGCAACTTGCTTGATTTCTCCGCCAAGAGATGGAATTTCATAAAGGACGCCACCAACTTCTTTGTATTCAGGACTCATTGCTTTTTGCGCAGCCACCAAATCAGCCAAAGTCTTGCGGCCTTGTGGGCTTGCCATCAAAGCAGGAGCCAAAGACTGTAAATCAAGGCCAGCAGCACGACCAGCAACAGGAGCCGTAGCACCAGGCATCATTTGGCCCTCATCGTCCATCAAAGGCATTTGAGTTTCTTGACCGTAGAACTGTGCGGGGACAGCAGCTCGAGCAGGTTGGAAAGAACCAGCAACAGCGCGGTCAATCACTTGTTGACGCGCCAAAGCCTCTTGCTCACGTTTGCGCTTTTCCAGCAAATCTTTCATCTGAAAGCCTTGGAATTGCTCTTGCAATTGGCCTTGCATGGCGTTCTTGTATGCTTGGCTACCTTGTTGAAGCCCACGCACGATAGACATGCCAGTAGGCCCACCAGACAGCAAAGAACCCGCCAAGGAATACAAGGCTTGAGCTTGGGCATCATCACGGCCACGCTGGATAGCTTCTGGACTCATGCCCAAAAGACTCAGCGTATCAGTGCCACCTGTGCCAAAAATGTCAAGAAGTCCGTTCATGATTAGTCCCAATAGTTAGACCCGAAAGCATACGCATTAGGATCAGCCTGGAAGCCACCACCAAATCCACTCAGAAAACTTGAGCCAGCGTTATACAGGTTTGTGAGTCCTGGCAAGCCACCCACGTTCTTGTAAAGACCGCCAAGGGTTGCAGCAGTACCAAGAATGTTTTGCAGGTTGGATGTGTCTTGTGTGCCGCTTTGAGTTGTCTGCGAATTGCGAGTCAATGGATTGCCATAGACACTTGACAAGAATGTGCCAAGATTCTGTTGCGGTGCGTTTTGCTGGAAGTTGAATCGTGCAATGTCAGACTGCAACTGTTGACCAGTGTAACCCTCACGTGCTTGACCAGCGGCCAACAAGTTCTGAATGTCTTGATAGTCAGATTGCGCAAGACTTGGAGCCATACCGGCAGCAGTCAATTGACGAGCAACATCAGAGGCATAGGTCTGACCAACACCACCAGTGGCAGCCAATTGTGTCGCAAGTGCTTGCTGATAGTTCTGGCCCAGACCTTGAGCAGCAGCCATTTGGTTAGCAATGTTTTGTTGAGCCAAAGCACCCAAGCGACCCTGTGCGGACTCTTGGAGGCCGCGCTCTTGCGCAAAGTTCTGGTAAGCCAGTTGACCAGCGGTGTCACTCAAAGACTTAGCAAGCTGACCAGAAGCACGCTCTTGCAGCGTACCCATAGCGCCAGAGCCATATCGACCAGCCTTAGACGCAGCAGAACCAATGTCGCCAATGGCGGTTTGAAATTGCTGTGTGGCCGCTTGAGCAGCAGGAGCAAAAGCGCCTTGAAAGAATGGATTGCCAGAAAGATACTGACCACTTGCTGTCGCCTGTGTGCCAGCCATTGCAGGGTTTACAGTGCCACCCATCAGACCAGTAAAGAACTGGCTTGTAGGGTTAGACGCAGCTTGACCGTAGATGTTCTGATACATCTGAGCAGCAGGGCTTTGCTGGCCTTGAATAGCGCCTTGAACAGCACCTTGAGCAGCACCAACAAGAGGATTACCCTGCATGGCTCGTTGCTCAAGAGCTTGCAAGCCAGTTTGTGTGGTCTGTGATGGACCTACATAAGTCTGACCTGGGAAATATTGTGGACCACCAGCTTGGTAAAGACGTTGCGCCTCACCTAGTCCAAACGACAAGAATGGCTGGATGGTTGGATCAATTTGAGATGTGGTCGTAACCGCCATGACTAACTCCTAAAAGTTGTGGATTCCATAGCGGGTGATCCGATGGAACCATTATAGACAATTTCAGCCAACAATGACATACGCATATGTTTTGTTAGCCGTTGAATTTGCAAAGTGAGTGATTGTTGCTTGGCCTTTTCCAAGTTCGCTGATATACACGTTGGCATATGCCATTGGTGCAATATATTGAACAGAGATGATGGCAGCAGGAATTGCTGGCCTTGGGATCGCAGTGTCTGCCGCATAGTGCTCAAGAGTCACGCCAACATCAGACACAGCGCCAGCAATCTCAACATAATCACCAGCGTCCAACTCAACGAAAAGACTCATGTAACCAATGAGTGCAGCAGGATCGCCAGTGGATTTTCTTGGAGGAATACCAAAACGTGAACCAGAGCGCACAACATCAGTACCATTTATGCGATACCAGATGTCAGCATATTGATGGTCGTTTGTGCTGTTTTGCAATTGCAATGAAAAGTTGACGCTATAAGTTCCGCCATTTCTTACATTGATTCTTGTGCTGTTTGACAGGTAAACGCCATTTGATAGCTCTGTTGTATCCCACTGAACAACAGCAGAAGTTCCAGTGCTCGGAGCAACTTGGTCAGTGTTGTTTGAAAACTGCCCATAAGGGGCCGCATCTTGTTCGGCGGCATCAGAGTATGGGATCAAAATGATCTTGCTATCAGCACCAATTCGAGCGTCATAAAGAGTCGTAGTGGTGGCGTTTCCTGTTGCAAGCGTGATCGTTCCCGTGTTGTTGGTCTTGCCGTTCATGATGCCATTAACGACCTCAGAAACAGCCCGAGTGTCACCACCAAACGGGGGAAGCGTTCTAAATTGAACTGTCATCGCACACCCTGACCAGAAAGATCAACATCCAAAGAAACCGCAGTAGTCCAGTTGTCTCCTGTTGGAACAACCTTGAACCGATGGAAGTTGCCGTTTGATCTAAGTGAAACCCTGTTTTCAGAATCAGCAGCAACAGCAGCGCCGAACGACAAGCCTTCACTCAAAAGAGTCCTAGAAGCCACAGAAACGGTCGCAGAGCCGTTATCGACAAGCGGCCTAGCCAATGTCACCACAGAGCGCCCACCAGCGTTCAAATCGCCTGTAATCAGTTGACCCGTTGCGGGTGCGCCGTTGTACGTCACAACATAAGCGCCATTCGTGCCGCCAAGGAAGTACTTACCGCCCATGTAAAGGATCGAGTCAAGGCTTACAGGCAAAGCGTCAATGCTTGCAGAAATAGAATCCAAACCTTCAAGCGTTGTTGCAGCCGTTGAAGCATCAGAGATGAAATCAGCGCCAGCATCTCCATACGTCCATTTTTGTGTCTTGAAGTTGTAGATGATGAGCTGACGTTGTGCAAAAGTTGTCCTGAAATTCCAGATAATGAGCTTGCGAACAGGGTCAACTGCCGCGCTCATTGTTTCAAACGAGTTTTCATCAGCGTTAGCAAAGAACCAACGATCCACCTTCTCAGAACCAATTGCTTGGATTTGTTGTCCGTCACACAAATAAAAACCATCGTCTGACAAGAAGAAGGTGACGCCTTGTGTCTGAGCAATCGAGCCAGCAGCAATGCAGCCCTTACCCCTTGAGATGTTGTCAAACTGGAAAATAAAAGGTGTGCCGATGTAGCTCATCCGGCTGATACCCTTTTCCATGAACACCAAACCAAATTCACCACCACGGATGCCAACAATCTGACCGCCATCAGCAATGTCTTGGAAATCTGCCTGTGTGACTTGGCTAGAACCCCATGCCGTTTCATCGTTGATACCAGACCAACGAACCCTAGAAGGGTAAACAGTAGATGACTCAGTGGTGAAAGCAGTCACAACAAAATCACGAACAACAGTCAAGAACTTGCATACTGGCGCACCGGCAGCAAGGTCAGCAAATGCCGTTGATGTGCCCAATGTGTAGGCTTGCATCGGGTCGCTGTTGTTTGTCCCAATGATGACATTGCCAAACTGCGTAAACCTGAAACGGTCTGCGTTTGCGTTAGGCGTATATCCACCAGACTTTGAGACATTGGTCAAAGCGCCAACACCAGAAACATCAAAAATCTTTGTGGAGCCAGCCGCAAAAAGTTTGGTTGCATTAGCCGGAGTCTTGCCAGCAACAAGCGTTGTCAGGTTTTCAGAGGCAGCAGCGGAGAATGTCGCAGCCGTAGGCAATGGCCCGTAACCAATGGCCTGAGACACTACATTCTTGGCATCGCTCAAAGCGCCAGAGATACCTGGCTGGTCCGGCATCCATTCGCCAAATGTTAGTTTTGTAGTTGCCATGTGTTGTTCCCGTTTGATGCAGGTGACCAAGAATTACTTGATGCGGCCACATCTTCCCATGTGTTTTCCGAAACCGTGATTTCAGACCATGTATTTTGATTGCTTGATGTGACTGTCCATGTGTTTTCTGATTCAGTATCAACTGACCAGCCACCACCATTTGTAGCAGCAGCAGAAACTGTTGCAGTGCCAGTTACTGAAGCAATGCCAGCATAAATTGCACTGGCAGACGCAATGACTTGAGCGTCACACACCACAGAGGCCACGCCATCAGCAACAACACCACCCAAAGCAGTTACCGTTGCAGTGCAAGACACTGAAGCATCAGCGGTACGCACACGAACAGCATCAGCGGTAACAGTCGCATTTGCAGTGACGCTGGCCTCTGCGTTTGCCACAATGCCACCAAGAGCCGTAACAGTAGCCTCTGCGGTGATAGCAGCATCACCAAACTGAACTCTTGTGCCACTTGCCGTAACAGTTGCATTTGCAGTTACAGCGCAAGCACCATACTGGACGCGAATCGCATCAGCGGTAACAGTTGCGTTAGCAGTAACAGCAGCGTTTGCATACTGAACACGGGTTGCATCAGCCGTTACGGTTGCATTGCAGGTAATGCTTGCATCAGCGTTCTGTACCCTTATTGCATCAGCAGAAACACTAGCCGATGCCGTAATGCTTGCACTTGCATTCTGAACACGAACAGCTTGGGCGTTTACAGTGGCCGTTGCATTGACAGAGCCGTAGGCATCCCAGAGCGTGACCGATGTTATGTAGAGTTCGCTATCCAGCGTGAGCGTCAGATCATCAAGACTAGCTTTTAGCTGGTCAAGACTATCTATCGTCCACGGTGGGAGCAAATCTGCCATATCAAGCCAAAGTTACGCTCAGAGAACCGATAGCAACACGGAAAACGTCACCAGTAGCGATTGCTTTGGATGCGTCCAGGGCCGTGTGATACAGCAAGTTACCAGAGGTAGATGCGTCACGAATGCCGATGTAGGAAACAGTGCCCCAAGAGCCAGTGGCTTGAGGGAACTCAATAGCAGCACTGTTTGTTGACACACCATCAGAGGGCGCACCAAACGTGATTGCTTGACGGGCGTAAGCGTTGCCACTCACCTCAGTGCCAGTGTCTGCGTCAGTTGGATCGCTTGTGTAAAGCGCCAAATACACAGCAGCAGGAGATGTGTAGGAAGTGTTGCGGAGAGTCGCGTTAATCAGTGCGTTCTCCAAGTAGTTCGACATTTCAGCCATGATTTACCTCACAGAGTTGTTTTGATTGCAAGCGGTACGCCTGAGTACTGACCTTGCTGGTCAGAGCGTGTGATTGACGATAGAGCACGATCAAACATAGAACCCCATGTGTTCAGTCGGGCATCGTTCATCAGATAAGGCTCTGCCTCAAGCAAAGCGCCATAAAGCAAAACATCAGGAGTGTTTGCCAAAAATACGTTGCTTGTGTTTGTGTCACTCAAGAATGCAGGAGCTGCAAAGTACAGCATTTGCACTGTATATACAGCGTCAGGAACAGGAGCAAGCTGGAAGTCATTAGCCAACACTGTGTAGTCCAGTGGCTTGCCTGACTCCCATGTCCTGGTGTTCCGTGTGAAAGCGGAAGGGCTTGAGTAGTTCAGTGGCTGCGGAGGATTGCCAGCAATCACCAAATCACGAACCTCAAGGAAATCGCTTGGCAATTCAACGGTACTATCGGCAGCAACAGTGGAAGTCGTTACCGATTTCAGCATTTGACGAATACGCAGATCACGGCGCAAACGTGTTTCAGCCAAACGGATGAAGTCTGGAATTTGTGTGGTCAGGTCTGAACGAGCCAGATAACCAGCAATGGCTGTCTGCAAATCAGAGTAACTTGTAAAGCTCATTTAAATCACTCCTGGGCGTGTACGCCATGCCCGATTGTCTGGATTATTGAGCCACATCGCAAAACGTGCGTTATCAATAACGTGAAAACCACGCATGATGCCTTGGTGATTCAGCTCATCAATTGCAGTTAATGGAATGGACGCCACCTTGTTGCCATACAACTCATCAGACCACTTGGCCCGTTCGTCATAGCTGTTGAACTCTTGCTTGTTTCTTTCAACAATGGCTGATACATCTTGAGCAGTTTGAATAATCAAACCGCCTTCACCATCGGCGTGAGCAACAGATTTGCGAAATGTAGGGTTTTCCATGATTGCAATTCTATCATTGGCATGGTAAATAAAAAAGCCCCCCAAGGTTTCCCGAGGGAGGCTTTCGGCTAACTTACGTTAGATCAGCTGAGGTCCGCGATTATGCCATGAGCGGCTTGATTTTTCACCTCAAGCGTCAATTCAGCCAGCAGTTGGGTCTTCTCGCTGTCGCCAGTCTTAGCCAATTCAATGGTCTCGAAAGGACGCAGGTAAGCCACGGCAGCCATGTCGGGATCAACCAAGAAGGCTGTCTCGTCACCAGCGTTAGTGCTGTTCATGAAACGGTTAGGCACAACCGAGATAGTGCCGAAATCGCTCATGTACACATCAGCAGCGCCGATGATGGTGGTTGGCTCGTTGGAAGGAGCCATGTAACGCTGTGCAGCGA